CAGTAGCATATGCGGGTTTAAGCATAATCCTTGCACTACCTCTATAAAAAGCATAGAGAGATGCAACCCAATTGCTAATATCGCCACCAGTTCGTGGAGCCTGCAATACACCAGTAGCAGAAAGATTTGTAACTGAAGCAAAGGCAAAAGGAAACACTGCCAACGTGGTAGCAGTATTACCAGAAGGTAAAGTAGTACCACTATTGTACCATGTAGAGAAACGATTCAAAAATTGTTTAAGCGAAGTAAACTGCTCACCAATACATGATTTAGCTGCTTCTAAGCTAAGATTCTCTCGTCTACTCTCTGCAATACCACTGTCAACAATAATCTCATCTTGCCCACTCTGTAATTGAAAAGGCTGTTGCTGCTGCCAGTTACTAGGATTACTATATTCAAAGTCATCACCTGCAGTATAGTACACTATATAATCAATCGTTGATGAAGCGTTTTCAGGACAACGCAATTCATTAATAACTGATATCTGTACAGTACCACTACACCTCAAAGGTGCAGAATTAGTAGAGATGTATCTCTGAGGTAGCATGTAGGGTAAATTAAGCTTGACTTCGCTCTGATATCTAAGATCAACAACTTCACGCAATGAATAAGCAGAAGTATTAATACTGGGAAGAGTGGCAGGTGATAAGGAATACGGTGTAAAAGTAACCTCAAAACGACCAGTATGCAACAAGTCTTAGAAAACTTAATATGCATATTAATACTACCACGCCAATATTGGAAATGACCATTGAGCAAAACCCATGGTGCACCATTAAAAACAATCAATGTATGAGCACCCCTGGTAACAACTTGTTGCTTAACTATGGTAGAAGGCGAAATGGTACACTGATAGATAGCAGTGCCACTAGTCTGAGATGTAGTCCAAGTATTAACAGAGTGGAGATGAGGAATACTCTTAAGAAAAGCCATAGACATCTCATCTTCATTAGTTATGGACTTGGTATCTGTAATCTCAACATGGTTATCCTGGATAAGTGCTAAAGGAAAAGCTAAATCATTACCATCTGAGGTAGCAAAATACCTCAACAACTGATGTCCCATAACAGTAACGGCTTGCTCAGAATCAACCTTACTCCATCCAAAGATACTAGCAACACCACTAGCAGTACGAGCCACCCAACTAATAGTACCCATAACAGGACTAAGTAGTGGAATAGAACCTAGAGAGCTAGCAGCTTTGCTTACAAGGGAAAGAGAGGTAGAAATTGGTCTATCCTCCATAGCATTAGCCTCCTTACTAGTAGTTGCGGAAAAACTAACTTTACGCTTACCAGACTGTGGCAATATTGGAGCGGCCAGATCAACCTCATCAAGGTAGGCATATACACTTATCTGGACTTCCGAGTTACCAGCAGCACCAGTGCGCAGAGGAGCTATAACTGTCATAAACACAGTACCCCAATCATAAACACCTTCCTTTAGATCATAATAATCATAAGGAGTGATATAAGGTATGGCAAGAGTAGCTATAGAATCACGCGCAGACACCTCAACACAAGGCTGCTGCCTCTTAGATATGAGATCAGAACGTGCACCAGTAGTGAAGCCACCATCAGCACCAGCAAAAGAAGAATAACATGGAAAATACCTAACCATAAAAATTCCCTGCTGAAAAGGATTTGCATTAACGGTAATCCTTAAATTAAACCGTGCCCGAAGCAACTCAAAACCAGCTATCTTATTAGTCCAGATAGGCTGAGTAGTGATCATAGTCGCTATGTTGGCT